ACAAGTATTTTGATGAAAAATCACACTATTTATTTGTCGAGTACAAATTTTACTTCCCGGTTAATAGAAAAGATGGGCGAATAAGCAAGGCCTCTGGAGATGCTGACAATCCATTAAAACCAACACAGGACACGCTATTCCTGGGATTATCATTTGACGATGCTTTTGTGAAAAAAGGTAGCTTTGAAAAAATTCATTCAGAAAAATATAAAATAGAAATAGATATTGAAGTTTTACAATACCTGGATAATTGAAACTAAATCACTTCTATTGTTGATAGGTCTAATTCTAATCATCCCATTCGATGTGGGAGTTCTCCCCTCACCACCAGCTTCGATCATTTGCTTTTCGTCTATGGCCATAGCAATGTGAGAAATTTGAGTTTTTGATTTGCCAAAAAACAGTAAATAATTTCTTCGAGGCGATCTTATGTTATATGGGGTGTTTTTCCTGAAGATATCATAAAGCTGCTGAGCCGTCTGATCCCCCTTAGGATCAATTCCCTGGCCAGCTAAGACCTCCTGGATGAACCCTGAGCAATCATAACCCTCTTCAACCGACTCTCCGGCCCACGCGTATTTTACACCAACAAATAGAAGTGCATATTCTATTGCATCCATTCTAGAAGCCCAGTAGCCAATGTCGAAAATTCTCCATCCAAGTAGCAAAAACTCCATACTCAGAGGGTGCATATCCGATCACCTTGTTGCACTCCTTTATATTAAGATCCATTTCGTTGCCTACTGATCCTATATATCCTTTTGCAATGCGGTAAACCCTGGAGAAACATACAGATTTTTCAACGTCAATATATTCTTTTCCATCAATTTTCACATATACAAAATTCGGGGAGAGTTGTTCTTGATCTGATATTCTTGGGTATGAATTTGGATTTAAGCAGCCGCTAAGGCAAGTCCCTGAAAGTATCACGAGACTCATCAATCGTAGTAGACTCTTCATAATTTTCAACCTTTTTATCATTTTCTTTTTTGAGCTTTCTTTTTCTGAAAAACTCAGATGTCCAGTCTTTAATCCACTGGATCCCCTTCATAATGAGGGGGATTAGTAGGTATTTTGAAAGCCATTCAATTAGCTTTGCTTGCATTTATTATAGACTCACTTCAATTTTATCGGCCATGTCTCTAAGTTTTCCCATAAGAGCAACCTTGATCATGTCATCCCACTTGTTTTCTGATTCATCAATAGCCTTGCCAAGGATGTCTAAAACAAGATGCGCCATCTCTTTCATTCCTTTTTCTGCTAATTCTTCACCGAGATCAACGCCTCTGTTTTTTGCCATCTCTAATAAATCTTTTTTTTCTAACATTTTAATCTCCTTTAGTTATTAGGGCGATGCCCACATTTGTAATTACTGTAAATACTAAACTTAAAGCCACCATAAATCCAAAAGATTTTCCCTTAAAAAGCGTTAATTCTTTTTCAAGGCTGTGAATGTGCTTAAGCAAGACTTCTCTATCTTTTCTGCCTTCTTGCCTTAGCTCTTTTATTTCTTGATACAGTTCTTGGTTCGTCACTTACTTCACCCAGTCCCTTCCTAAAATAATTGCCCTTTCCTCAAGATCTTTGTTGTGATGCTTGATGATAAATTTTACCATTCCCATTAAGGAATTGTTATGATTAATTTTTAACCAATCTACTAAGTTATAACCTGTAATTCTATTTCTGATTAGCCAGGTTAATATCCCGTTTATAGATGTGTAGTGTGATAATTGGTGCATAATTGGTACAAGTTGAACGTTGCCGTCCATTGCTTGATGCATCAATTGCTTTGTTCTGCTAGTTAAGATCATAATTCAATATTCCTTATAGATTAATACCAAATATTGTTTCATAAAAATTCATGTTAGTAAAAGTTTTTACTCTCTTAGATAATCATTAATCTCTTTTAGGCTTAAATCTTCGCCGCCGTCGAGCTTATTTTTTAAGGCTTTTTTTGCATCATTCTTTGCTTTTTTAGCCTCGACCTCTGCGGTTATGTCACCGCTTTCTATTGTATATTCACCCTCCAGTAGGCCATATTTAGAAACCAGTTTTATTATGTATTTGTCTGAACCTTCTTGGTCATCAAAAAACCCATGCTCATCAATTGCTTTTGTTTCGCTTATTAATCTAGTTTTAATCATGGCTTATCCTTATAATTTTTATCCAATGGTCACCAGCACCGCCTGCCAGCACAAAACCTATATCTGTCCTCATGGTCAACACTTCATTAACAGCCAAGCATATCGTTCCGTTAAATATGTCATTAGACCTTGTGGCAAAGTATCCAACGACCTTGGCTTTACTTCCATCAACGTAAACGGCCATTTCTGCTGTTGTTGCTGAACTAGTTCGCATGCTTCCAGTTACAGAAAAGCATCCTGCGACCTCTGCGGTAAACGCATCTGTAGCTCCGGCCCCGGGAGCAGATCCTCCAGTATTGCCAGCATTAGTCCACGACCCGTGAGTATCATTCGATGCTGTATCGAAGAGTATATCTTCTGTATTTGCTGTTATCGTATTACTGTCATTACCCCCGGCTTCTGCTATGTAATCTATGTTTTGTGATAATGAATACCAACTAGTCCCGTCTGTAGTTATAGTTAGACTGTCTTTGGCAGATTCGAGGTCTAGCGAAAGCACTCCGTTTATTGTCTCAGAAGCGTTGCCGTCTATGGTACATGTATTTGAGTCAGATAAATTGTGTATTCTATAAGTTAGGCCATTATTGCCTGAAACTGCTGGAAGAGTTAATGTCACGTTTCCAGAAGATGAATCGCATAAAATATTTTCCTCTCCAGTTACAGCAAGTGTTGCTGTGGTCTTTGTGACTGTTGTTGATAGTGCTGTGGTTGACGAAACAACACCAGACGCCGCTTTTAAAAATCCAGTCAGTCCAGTATTTAATGTCGTTGTTCCTGTTGCAGTCAAGTTAGCGACTCCAGTAATGTTTTTGGAATTCGCATCCATATTATTATTAAGAGTAATAGATGCACTATTTAAAACCCTCAACTGGTCAGCGTCAATTATAGAATCATTTGTTATCGTTATCGCGAATGCACTAAATGATAATAAAAATAATAGTAAAAATTTCATATATTACTCCTGTAAAATAAATCTATCTAAAGCTAAGTTGTAAATAATAATTGCTTGTTTGTATTTGGACAAGACCAATTCACCCCTGCTAGAAATAAAGCCACCCGCGATGTCATTTACTTCCAATGTTACTGTATTTGTATTGTCAAGACCCAGTAGAACGATCTCTTTTCCCGTTAAGAATCCGTGAGAAGTTCCGAATGGAGTGCTTGATGTCGTGACCGCTCCACTGTCTCCAGAACAAGGCAGTAGAGGCTTGAATGAATCAGCATCAACGGTGAACTCTCCTGCTGCACTTATTGTTTGGTTTGATGCTACATTTATAAAATAATTAGACCCAAAGGCAGCAATTAACTGAGATCTAATTGAATTAAAATACTCAGCCGATATAAATTGTAATCTATTGTTTACCCTCACTGGTATGTCTGAAAATGCCATTACGCCTCCTTGGCCCATGTTCTCATATTAGTCATTGCGCCCCAACTTTGTCCATATATCTCAAAATCATAGGCACCGGAACCAGCGGCAGTATAAGCAACAGTTAACCCCATCGCGGCTGTGGGCCCTGTGGATCTGGTAAATTCTAAAAGAGTCTGAGAGACACCGACAACGGCCATAGCAACGACTGCAGAAGCCCCAGTTAAATTCTCCCATGTTGCGCCAAAAATATAAGTTTTCCCAGCAACGCAAGTTATGGAACATCTTGCACTGGTAACAACAACAAGCGATCCACCAACTGAGCCCGTAGCTGTCCCCGTGTCTACTTCTTTTGCTTGCAATTTTAAGGCTGGAATTGTGTTGTCATCCTGCGATGTCCAAGAGATTCCGTTGTCATCCACGGAAAACTTTTTATTACCATTTGTATATATAGAGATGGCACCCTGGGTGAGCTCTATATAGTCGTTGTTTGGTATGGAAATTCTCAAAATTCCAGCGCCAGGCTCTGTTATTTTTAAGTTATTTGCAGCATCACCTATGTAAATCTCTCCAATATAAGCCCTCAGCCATCTATATAGCGATGTTCCAAGTGCTCCCGCTACATCCTCTGCCGCGTTCGAGTTATTTCTCGGCACAAGATCAATGCTTAATGCTTGGAGTACTTCATTGTGGTCTGTTGCTGGTATTGTGTTCCCGTCAGATCTGGTCGTCAAAGTATTATCGCCCAACCTACACCTCCCTAATTTTAAAAGTTATTTTGTGATTTTTAATTGAAATGCTTCTGTTCAAGATTTTCCAATCTGTTGCCACGTTAATTATTAAGCTTGATACTGCTTGAATATATTTTGATGTTCCATATCTTGCAGATCCGTATCTTGCCGGCAGAGAATCATCTTCATTCCCCCTGTAGTCAGCCGGATAATCAATATTTATCTTGTCTAGTAAGAATATATCCTCAACTATTTGGGGGTACATTGGGACTTCAATGTCTAGCTCAACTTTTGGAAATCCAAACTCAGTTAGAAGCGCATTTAAAATATTTGTTTGCTTCGTTGAATTAGTGACAAGTGTCGAGTCTAATTCCTTATTTCTTAGCCCAAATTTGTCAATTGAATCTGCAAAAGACTGCTTAACTGATGTGTCCTTCCATTTCCAAAAATTAAAAGTTCTATTCAGACCCAATGTATAGCTAGAAATCTCATGCAAGCTTTCAATTCCGACATCGCTTGATGCCCCATAGAAAGTAAAAACAGATGATGCGCTGGCACCTCTATCACTTACAATTATGGAATCATTTCTTACATATAAGACAGAGCTAGTTAAGAGAAGTATTTCGTTAAGGGCCTCTAGGCAGGTTTTATCTTCTAAGTCTGCAATTGAATCTGGTGTGAAATTATAATTTACATTTATATTTCCAACCGTCACTGTTAATAAGTTGGTTATGCTTGTTTGATTTAGAATATTATAAATAGTTGTCTCCATGTCATCAGATACCGACAGAGCTGAAAATGGGACTTGAGTTTTACCTATAATTGATTCTGTCCCAAGAAAATTAAACGTAATCGTTTGCGATTTTATGTCGAACTTAGATGAGTTATCCTCAAGCAGGCCTTTATATACTTCAATCGGTTGTGATAGAAATGCATATCCGCAAGGGGCGCTACCACAATAAGCAGGATCGCTATTCATGTCCCACTCGATTTTTAATATTGATTTATCTCTTCTGAATGTAAAGATTGATAGTGGGTTGTTTGCTTCTGAGAATTTACCAGTTTCGTTTCTTAATTTAACTGATATTTTATTAAATTTAATTGTTCCAATATCATATTCATTACTATCAAGTTTTTGGTTTAGATTCCCGACGCTAGATTCATTTACATCCTCAGTTATTTCAATGAAATCACTGTACTCAGATGCGTTTGTCGGGTATTGAATATAAAACCTAAAAGCACTCATTAAAAAACAGTCTCCGCTAGCTTCATTTTAATTTTAATACCGTTTGGATATTGCCCCTTGTAGTATGGGTTTGTGTATTCATCGACGGCCTTTACAAGGACGATATCTTCGTTCCTGTAGCCCTTTCTTTTGGTTCTGAATTGATCTTCATCAGTCCCAGAAACAAGCATCAAAAGCCCTTCTCGTTGCTCGTAAATTTCTTCATGCATATTCAGGTCGTTTTCTTCTCCGCTTAATTTAATTTCTAGTTCGCAGGAAAAAGCCCCTCTAGTGTCAATGACATTTACCTTTCCAGATAACATCTTGTTAATTTTTCTATTTTTAGAGTGAACGGGTTTTTTAACTACGGGCCACCCAACAAACTGATATCTTTTTTCTGTCATAATTAATTGTCTTAGCTCTTTGTCTGAATCAGTCACCTGCATTGCTGTAATTGTAATTCTGATTGCCTTGGCATTGACTGGGCTGTCTAGTTCATAAATAGAAGTTGAATCTGTGTTGGATGTCTCAGTCGCATACGTTGCCCATGCATCAACCGAGTCCTGCCATTCAATTAAATAATCTTTAAAGTTGTGCTTGATTAGTTCAATAAAATCTATATCGAGAAGATCGCCAAACGTAGTAAGGATTTCTGTATTGGCTGCGTCGGTTGAGTCTGTTGTCACCCATCCAGATATATTGTTTCTGTTCCTCATTAAGTCAACTGAATCCTGTCCGGTATTTGTTGCAACAGCATCAGTGATTGTTATGGCAGGGTTTGTTCGATCTAAATCAAGATGGTTTTTTCTTAAAAATTGTATTTGGCTGGCCATATATTAAACCCCTGTATTTTGAAGTTCGACTTCAACTATTTGTTGCTGTATAAAATTAATCATTTCGTCTTTTGGCTCTATGACAACTGTAATCATCCCACCGGAGCCCCCACCTTCATCTTCTCTTGTGAAGCCCCTTTGCCTCGCTGTGCCCTCAACAACTTCGTCGAAACTTTTTGTTGGCGCAATAATTTCACCCTGCTGCACAGTTGCCGGTATTGAATCAATCCCAGGAATCCCACCCATAAACATACCGCCATCTGCAAACCCAACACTATTTATCTTCGCAACGTTTGCAAGTCCAAGCACTCCAATCGAAGAGGCTAGTGGTATTGTGTGCGGTGGGCCTGGGGGCTGAGCGAGCGCTTGATTAACTGCTGTATATGTTGAAATTAATGCATTTGCAGATAGGAGAATCTTTTGTGCTGCAGATCCATCCTTGGCAAGCATTGCTCCTGCGGAAATGAAATTCTGCGTAGCTTGAAGGTTCATTTTATCAATGGCTTCTTTTTCTTTTAGCATTTTCTTGTCAGCTTCTATTTTCTTTTTACTTGCTTCAATTATCTTTTCATTTTTTAATTCTTCAAGCGCAACAATGGCTTCGTCATGTCTACCCTCATCTTCTAGCTCTTGAATTTTTGCAATTTCTTTTTCTTCCCTTTTAAGCTCCATGGCCTCTTGGAAAAGAAGAAGTTCTTCTTCGGTTTTTATTTCCGACTTTTCCCTTGCGCTGGCTAGGGCTGTTTGGAATTCTTCATCTTTCGCCCTTTCCTCATCAAATCTAAGTTGTTTTTCCTTTTCTATTCTTTCTTTTTCGAGTCTTAGTTTTTCCTCGTTGGCTTCTTCTATCCCCTGGGTGTCAGTTTTGAATGGTATTGCTTGTTGTGCTTCGAGCCCAAACGCTTCAGGCCCCAGGTTGGCACCCTTGTCGGCAACCGGTCTCACCAATAGCTCTCCAGTACCAAAATCACTCCCTGCTCTTATTTTTGCCATCCTGAGTTCTTCTAATTTCTTAATCTCTTCATCTACTTGAGCTACTTCTGCTGGGCCGCCGCCAAGCCTGACGCTCGTTCTATTTAGAAAATCTCTCTTCGCTTTCAGCTCGTCTAGTTGATCATTGACATCTTCTAGCGTTTTTGGAGCTTCCTTTTGATCGAGTGCTGCAAAGAGTGCAACTGAAGCAGCAGTCAACGCTACAATGCCTGCTATTGCTATGCCTATCGGCCCTGTAACTGCAACCCAAAATGCTGATGCTGCAACAGCGCCTGGTAAAAATGCTGCGCTAAGAATCCCTATAAATGCTGATAATTTTAAAACTATAGCTCCAAAGGTTGCGATTGCGGCGATCCCTCCTGCAATTATCGCGGCCCATTTCACCATCGATGCTATGTTTTCTTTTGTTTCGTCGTCTAAGTTTGAAAAGCCCTCAACCAATGTACCTACTCCATCTATAAGTGGAATTATTTGCTTTGAAAAAAGCTTGCCCATATTGACAGTTAGTACGGTAATGGAATTTTTTAATTTTTCAACCTTACTATCTAGGGTGCTAAATGCTTTTGCAGCCTCTTCGTTTAATGCTGTTGCATTTTCTGCCTCATCAGCAGCGGTTTTTAATGCCGCGCCAACTAGTTCTGATCTTTGTGCTAGGACCGGCAAGACTTTTAATATTTCCTCACCCTTTAATCCCATTTTGTCTAGTGCGGCAGTGGTGTCGCCGCCTTCTTTTGCTATTCTACCTAGTCCTTGTATGAATACTTGGAAACCTTTTGTCGAGTCTTCTTTAAATACTTTTGTTATTTCTTCCCCGGTAGTTCCTGTTATTTCCGTTAAATTCTTAAGCTCTTTTCCTCCCGACCTAACTGCTGCATCAATTGCCCTAAAGGCCCTGCCCACAGCCGATCCACCTAGTTGAGCTTGAACTCCAACTGCTTTTAGTGCAGTTGATAATCCAGCGGCCTGAGCTGATGAGACACCGAATATTGCGGTTGACCTACTTACTTCTGTGGCCATTCGTACTATTTCACTCTCCGTTGCTGCGAAATTATTTCCAAGAGCAACAATAACCGAGCCGAAAGTATCAATCTCTCCAACACCTTCCCCGGTTACAGTTAAAATTCTTGTTAATGCTAGTGCGGCCTTTTCTCCGGAAAGATCTGTTGCGACGCCTAGTTTTGCTACTGTTTCTGTAAATTTTAATAAGTCTTTTTCGCCTCTCACGCCGAGCTGCCCAGCGGCTTGAGCGATTCCAAGGAGTTCATTTGTGGCAACTGGAATTCTCTTTGAGAGATCTTGGATGCTCTTACCAAAATTCTCCAATGCAACCCCGTTAATATCCGTCGTTTTCCCAACGCCAATAAGTGCTTTTTCATATTTAGCGAAAGCAACGGTAGATACGCCTATAACGGTTGCCAGGGCTGCAAAGGCAATTGCTGCTGGTTTTGCTATGTCAGATAAAAGATTTTCTAATTCTTTGGTTTCTTTTCCAGCGTCTTTCAGGGCCTTTTTATAGTTGCTAATATCCCCATTAATTTTAATTACTAATGATTCGGCCATCCCTATCCCTTGTTCGAAAATTCCATTTTCTTTCTTTCTCTTGCCTGCTTAAGTGCTGCATCGACATCTCTTTGCTTGTCTTCGCACAGCTCTATTGCTCTCACTGGCTCGTCAGACTCACTCACAGCTGGTTGAACTCCATGTATTGACATTTCAAATCTTCTATTGCCATTTATTCTTTTCATTGCGGTCTCTAATCTCCAGTTTATTTCGTGCAATGTTCTTTCTAAAATATACTCTGTCGTCCATCCATATTCTTTTGAGAAAAAATCAAATATTTCCGGCCACGTGATTACTTCTTTTTCAGACTCTTTTTTTTTACGCTTTTATCTATCTCATTATTAACAATATCATTCGCACTGTCTTTTAATTTCTTAATTATATCGTCAGTTTGTTCTTTTTTATATCCAAGCGACCTAAGAATGGCACCGTAAATATTAAATTGCTCACCAATCCCTTGTATAGAATGCGCGAAAAGGACATACCCGCCAAGATCAACATCTTCTTCGTTGCCTGTTAATACATCAATTGTTTTTACTGTTTGTTTTTTAAATTTTACTGCTGAATCATATTCCATTAGCATCATTGCCATTTTTGAAATGTTCTCAGCACTTGGATTGCCTAGAAGCTTTTCAACATTACCTATTTTTCTTGAAATATCCATTAATAGCCCACCCGTACAAGGCTTAAGTTTGAATTCAAACTCACCAAACTGCTTTAGTGAAAAGCATGATGGGGTTGGCATTAGATTTTCAAGATTTATTTTGCTATCTTTCATTTTACAGTCCTTGTTTATAGTTTAATTTAATTTAACCAAAAAGTATTGCATTATCAATCCGTTTTTGCTAGAAAGTATGTCATGACAACACGAAGAAAAGAACTCACAGAAAAGATAGAAACTAGAGTTTCAGAGTTTGAAAAGAATCGAATTCAATTCCTTGCTGATAAATATGCAAATGGAAATGTTTCTTTATTTATGGTGTATCACGCGATAAACGCACCGAGAAAAGAAATTGATGAGAAGGATTTGGCTGACTACTCAAAGAGAAGGCGAAAAAAAAGGGCCTAATTCAAGGCCCTTCTCGGAGATTAAAATGAATATCCTATGGATTCGTAGGAGACACATGTCTAATTTTATAAACACCATCTTGAACACTGTCATACATAAGCTTAACAGTAACTTCAGCAGGAGAATAAGCATTTCTTGCAAATCCCACGGGTAACCCGCCCGATTTACATTTCAGAGCATCTATCTCAAACATCTGGCCTGAAGATTGCTTGGCAGCCATAATAATGGCGCCGAATTCTGGGAAATTTTGATCAGACATTTGCCCGATTGTGACTTCCATTGAACCACTATTTTGCGGTCTAACTTCAAATGTCGCCGTATCTCCAGCTGCACCAAGTGCAACTAATGCAATTGTTCCGGAACCTGATGTGATTTCGATTCCAAAGCTGGGGATGGTTACTGTTGCGCCTGTATCAGCAATGGTTAGCGGTGTCTCTGTAATTTTAAGAGCATCGTTTTGGAATTCACCATTTGTTCCTCTTCCAATATCTGCATCAGAAGAAAAATACACATCTACTGTGGTTTCTGAGACGGTTTTTATTACATATTTTCCAAATTTCAAATCCCCCTCAGATGCCGCGATAATATCAACTGATGCAATACCAGTTGTTGCATCAACAACAGTTCCAAGTTTATCTGTCAGTGCCGTTGCACTTCCCAGTGCTTCTGCAGAGTTTGACGTTGGAGCATTTCCAGCAAACAATTCAAACACGAAGTTCGGGTACTCACTGAAGCTTAATGAGAGCTCAGAGGTCATGCTTCCCACTTCAACGGCCCAGTCGAAACGGTTTGTCCCTCCTTGCAAGCCTATTGTTTCAGCAGTAACTGCTAGTGAAGAGTTTTCTAAAACTCTGAGTGTTCCATAAAAAAGTCCATCGATTCTCGAATATGGAGAAACTGAATGAACGCCAAAAATTGATCTAGGTTCTGATAATGCCATGTTTTACATCCTTGTTGGTTATGCTAAATTGATTTCAATTTCAATTCCGATCGCCTTATAAGTTGCACTTGAATCTAAAGCCTCAAATGGCACCACAGTTGATCTACTTACGTTTATTTTAGACGAAGAATTATGGATTTGCCACTTTTCTTCAAAAATTTCTTTAAAAGCTCTTGAGTATCTAAACATTATTAAATTTATATCATTACGCCCGTTGTCACTGAGCAAAATAACAGCAGATATGAAGATTTTTTCAGAACTAAATGGCCCCTTGCTATCCGTCTCAATGTTCTCGATTCCATATACAATGATTGGATCAAAACTCGCCTCTCGCTCGTCCATGGACTGTAAAAAGTACGCATTAGCATCGACAGAAGGCAGAACTATGGAGTCGCCTTTTTCAGTTGTAATACTGGTTAACTTCGCATTAAAGTTATTAACCATTATCTGTTTTACACTCTCCAAAATCTCTTCAAAATCATGTCTGGCCATTACGTTGCCTTTCCTGGTGATTTTTGAATGACGTAATCGCTTATCATTTTAACCCAGTTTTCAACTCTTTTATTAATTTGGCTTGGAGCAACTTGCTCAGCTCCTAATAATAAAAGTGGTCTTGCTGGCATTTTACTTGTCCCAAAATGTAAATATTCTGGATACAGAACACCTTTTTTATTTTTTACTTGAGTTCCAAGGGTAAGAGTTCTTTTGTTTGTAACCGTACTTATTGCACCCTTAGAGTTTGGAACCGTCATCGACCTAGCAAGTCTTCCACTTTTTCTTGCTGCTCCACCCTTTGGTTTTACAAAACCCCTTAGGATTGGATATGCGCTGCCAATAGCTTTTTCTTTTCTTCTCTTATATTTTTCGGATAGATCTGCATACTTACCGGGCCCACCCCTTTTCTCAGGGAATATAGACATATTTCCTTTAAACCAAGATTCCTTTATCAGCCCAAAGGGGGCCCTTAAATCTCCAACTTCTTTTATTGCGATATTTATTGCTCTGCCAAATTCTCCATCTTCGTCAATTTCAAACTTTAACATAAGATCACCACTGCTGCTTGGACTGATCAAAGGCCCGGGTAACTGTGTTTTCGCCTGAATAACTACTTACACCTGCATCAGTTGAAACCTCGGTTGCGTCTGACAACAATAGCTTTCGATTGACAATCATTGACAGTCTATCTTCAGCTTGTTTAATTAGATTCTTAGGGATGTACTGATCGCCCTTTGGGGTGATAGATTTTGTCTCTAAAACGTAGGCAATCCTTTGAGCTACGAAGCCAATAGATATTTCTTTTAATACTTCAAGGGATTCCTCACCAGTAACCGGTGTTTGATAAATTAGACCTATTCTTCCATTTATATAAGCATCTGCCTGGAGAATCCAGGAGTTGATTTTTTCTAGTGTAATTTTCCCGGTTGTATCCAAGTTTTTAAACTCATCAACAACATCCGAGTTCGTTGAATAGGCCATAATTTATTATTTTTCTTCTTTTTTAAGTTTCTCTTCTTTGTATTTCTTTAACTCTTTTTTTGCTGGTTTTTTTAACTCAGCTTTTGGTGCTTCTTTTCCAGACATCATAATAAAGTCATCTTTTAAAAGTTGCTCACCAAATTCTTTGCCAATTATCTTTTTGTCTTCATCGGATAGCATCTGGCCAGCTTTTTTCTTGATGCCATTACATCCAAAATTCTTTAATACTTTCATTGTTTAATCCTTTATTTATTAAGGGTAACAAGATTGAGCATAGTTTTGAAAGAAAAAGATTTCAAAATCTGCAGCTCCGTCCATTGTTCCATTAAAATCTGCTGTATTACCTTCGATATTTGCAGCATCATTTGCCATTGTCGCTCTAGTTGCTTCGTATGCTCCATCGATTGTACTGAAAACAACATGTCCGGCCTGAGCTAAACATCTTTTAAGTCCAAGTTTTTCACCATAACCAACATCCCAAGTTGCTCCAAAGGGAGTGTCTTCACAGTCGGCAGGGTAGCTTACTAGAGAAACGCTTTTAAATGCTTTTACTCCAACAGTCGCTGTTGATGCATTTTCAGCAAACACAAGATCTTCAGTAATTGCTTGTCCATGGAAGTCTGTACCCGTTACAGTAACCGTACAAGCGGCAACATCGGCAGTCGTTCCAGTTGGAGTAATGCTAACATTTCTAGTTACATCCGGTTGAGCATCAAAGGTTGATTGTGATGCAGCGGCTGCACTTGTATTGCCAGCATCATCGCTTAGGATGTCATCAGCAGCAGCAACCGCAGGGTTTTCAATAAATTGTCTCTCAATTAATTGTTGAGTGACTAATTTCATATCTCTAAATTGTCTCTTAACAGGAATGGCAAAGCTCGCCACAGAGAATGTTAAAAGAATAAAAAAACAAATCATTTTTTTCATTTTACTTCCTTTATAAAGAAAAAGGGCTCATGGCCCCTTTATTATGCTATTGCGTCTTTAATTAAATAACCTGCGCCGACATTTGTAATAACAAAGTCATAGTGATCATCAACTAGGATTGCCTTTGCATTTGGTGGATTATTAACTGCCCACTTAAATACTCTTCTAGGCTTTCTATTTTTTAATTTAAAGCAGTATCCTAAAGATACTTGGTACTTCATAGCTTTAGCTGGCATCTTAGCGAAAATTAAATGTTTTCCCCAGATTGAAGCTAGTGAGCTTGATTGACCTTTCTTTGCAGATTCGTAAGAAGCTGATCCGATTAAAACTCTTTTAACCTGAAGAACACTTGCGAGTTCTTTATCGTTTAATCCACCTGGACGATTGTCTTTAAATCCTAATGCATCTAAAAGACCTGGATGATATCTAAGTCTCTCGGCAACATCCCAACCCATAATAGCTAGATCTGGAGCGAATCCACAACCATCTTTTACAGCTTGTCTAGCAGTGATAAAATCATCTACTGGATCTGAATTTCCGTAATCATTCCACTGAGAAGTTCCACTTAAAGTTGTGTTTTGAGTTAAGATCGCTGTGTCGGCTAAAACATCTGCAAGTCCCTTCTCTTTTCCAACCATTAAAGTTGAAGTGATTCCCATTGTCTCATCAGCTTCTGCATCGTACGGTTTTTCAGAATTTTGATAATCGTCCTCGGTGACAATAGATTGCAACCCATGTCCCTCGATTGAGTAACTTGTATTGCTTCTAACTATTGTTCTAATCCTGCTATACTCACCCTCACCACCAATAACGGTTTGCTCTAGTCTTAGGTGGTCAGTTCCGTATTTTGCAAGTTTACCAGTTTTTTGCATTGACATAACTTCTGGGAAAATTGATTCTGAAATAAAACCTTCAGGAATATATGCACTTGATACATTCGTTAAAAGTTTATCGATAATTGCTTTTTGTTGGCTCATTTAACTCATCCTTGAAAAAGTTTACTTATTATTATTTATTATGCGTCTGAAGAATGTGCTTCTGTCACACCAATTACTTCAACACCTATAATGTCACCTGATACGCCGTTCTCTTGAGCGATTGCATTGTAATACTCTCCAGCCGCATCAACAACTTCACCGATACCGTCTGCAGTTGGGGTTAAAAACTTACCCTTAGCAACAGTTTCTGAAATTTCAAGTAAAGCACCACCACCTTGGATAGCAACATCACCAAAATCACCTGCTGAAAGTGTGTCTTCGCCTTGATATATCCCCATGCCTTTCTCGTTAGCATCGCATTCTAACATTTGATCATTATCAGTTCCCCATTTAACGCATCTGTAAGGTCTAATAGTTCCCTCGGCCTTAAAAGTTCTTGATCTTGATTTCGAATTTACTGCCATTTTATTGTCCTTTGTTATTTTTTTACTTCAATTAATTATTAATAATATTTTCTAATAAATCAAATATTATTCAACTTCTTTTTCATATTTTACTTTTAACTCAGAGTTTTCTGATAAAACGATATCGATTGCTTCTTTAATTTCAATCTTATCAGTTTCAACTTTTTTCTCAGCCAAATCGATAACTTCGTCTTGAGCTGGAGTTTCAGAATCTTCAAAAGTATTTTTCTTGTCATCGTTTCCAGGATTTCCGTTACCTTTTTCAGAAAGGTTAATATCAGAGGCTTTTACAGCGTTTTTAATGAATTCTGACATATCGCTTTTCATAAAAGCATCACGCTGAGCTTCAACGGCCTTACCTTCAGATAACATTGTGTCAAACTCAGTTTTCTTTTCAACATCTTTTTTATCTTGCTCAATCTTTTCTTCAGAAAGCTTTACGGCTTCTTCGCGCTTAACAAGAGCATCTTCTTTTTCTGATAATTCTTTAGACTTATCATCTTCGTTCTTGTCAGCAAGTTGCTCAGAAAGCTCTTTATTTTTCTTCTTAAGCTCTTCCATTTCTTTTTTCATTTCTTCAAGATTCATTTCGTTATCCTTGTTTAAGTTGTTCTCAGATAGTATCGTTGGATTCATTTTCTTAATTACTGGGCGATTTGTCAAACCTGCACCTAGGAGAGTCGGCCCGTGATCTTTTAAGGTTTCATTGTCTTTATATGCAAAGTTAAAATCTGCCGAAATATATCTGTATTTTTTCTTTCTAACGGAATCTGCACCATCATCAGTCCAATCAACCTTGGCCCACAGCTCTTTTTCATCTTCTGATAGGTATAATTCTTCAAACCATGCTGCAGCTTCTTTTTCTGACTCATGAGAATAGTCAAGCATTAAATCAATGCCTCTAATTCCTTCTGAAAAGTTTCTAATCATGCTGACTAGATCTTTTTTCTTGACCTCTACAATTTGGCCCTCATGAAAAAAAGTCCCAACTCTTAGTATTTGAATATCATTAGAAACGCCATCCTCAGCATTGATAAAGATGTTTTCACTTAATTTAATTGGGGTTGCCCTAAAGTTCTTCATTACTTAAATGGTAGTTTATTAAAATGTTATGTCAAACCATATTTTTAATGATATTTTTAATTATGGCAAAGCAAACAAAAGAACACGTTGCATCATTAAAAAATTTAGAAGATCAATTAAAGAATGCCATAGAAAATAATGACAGGGTTTTAGCTAAGAATTTACAGAAAGTAATTAAGTGTATTCAGGATAGAAAAAATGGCAGAAATAATTGACTTAGACTCAATCGGATCATTGGAAAGAATATTTAACAGAGATTATTGCTCTAGTAAGTTTGTTATTGCTTGCTATTTAGATGATGGACAAGAGAAATTGGCCACATACATATCAGAAAACATAAATGAGCTTGAACTTTGTTATTTAATTAGCGAATTAGAGCGCAGATATAGAGAACTTTATTCTTGATTAAGAACAGCAAGAGCAACTAACCATAGATTCGGTAAATTGAATGGTGTCTTCAATCTCTCTGGTTGATGGTTTTAGCCTTTCAACATTCATATTTTTACTAAGTTTTAATATCGGTCTAATCCATGATTTGCAATTATAGTGCAATGGAGGGGTGAATCTGAATGCGTTCGGATCGCTTGTTGGGAATATTGCCCCTGCCAGGTCTTTGCATATTGCTGACACAGGAGCTTCATTCATAAACTGAAAAGCCGCTATTTCTTCAAGAACTTCCGGCTCAAAAAAGAAAGCATTCCTAGCATCATTTACTGTCGTTGCGGCGATAACGCCAGATCCAGCTTGAATTGAACTGCCTGTAATGTATTTTTCAGCCTTTTCATTCATGTCTGATTCAATTTCTTTGATTGGCTTTTCGGCCGATGAACTTGAGTTAAACTGAAAGAATAATGTTTTTTCTAAGTCAGCAATTTGAGTACCTATTAATAATTGATTTGCGTCGTTTATTCTCTTCCTAACCTTGGGTGGTAGATTTTCAAATTCCCCAAACAAAAGACGCTCTTCATTCTCCATAAGCTTAACAGATTTTGCGGCCGGTACTTCAGTTCTTGCTTGATCCAATGCGTCTGATGAAACTACGGCCAGTGCTGCTTTTAAGTCTGATTTATAGGCATTAATCCCGCTTGGAGAAATGTCTTTTATTGCATTACCCATTTGAGATGGTGTTAATCTCTTGGCCTTACCAATAACTTTCGCAATTATCGACTCAGCAATTAATGCCAGATTCATTTGCATCACGTCTTGAATTGCCTCTTTCGATTTAGTAATTTGCTTCTTAATATTGGCCATTATTGCTGCCCTTGTACTTTATGATAATTTTGTTATTTTTACCTGCGAATAAACCTCATCAACGCCAAAGGTTGATTTTTTACCAAACCCATTACCGTTTCTAGTGCTTAAGCACCTGTGTTGAAGTTCAAAAATTTTCTCTCCAGCTAACACTATCGCCCCGGACAAGAAACTGCAAGTGGATATACCCCCGGAACTTGGTTGCTCTGATGATCCAATTATGTCATCAGTGGAATCGGTAATATTTCGCAATTTACATTTGTGCTGGTTTACACCATAAGCAGGGGCGCTTGCTTCAATGTGATAAGTGCCAGCTTGTAGTGTAAATTGATTAGTTGATAAACTCACGATGCCAGTATCTCCAGATGTTACACCCAGGACTCTGGTTTGCCATGCATTTTGTGTAAAATCGCCGCCATCAACCCCGCTCGCTTGGACGTCTTTGAGGTACGCAATCTCTACGGCAGTGCCACCACCGCCTCCACCAAAATCTGAGGCCAGTACTTTTTTCAAATTACTATCATCAGAGCTGTCTTCTATTAAAATATAATCAGCATCATCAACCGTAACAACGTCTTTATTTGAAATTGCGGTTTTATCTAGCGTTAAAGCCGTTTCACCTGTTATTTCTCCAGTATGCGTTGCGTTTGTATCTTTTGCTGTATTTAAATCTATGGCGGTACCATCGGCAGAGACATTTCTTCCATCTACTGTTCCTGATAGTGCGATGTCCCCAATTCCAGATAAATTATTGGAATTATCCAGTATCGCACCAGTGTTTTTGATTAGCTTTCCAGTGCCCAGGTCAAATCTTGCTAACGCATTATTTGTTGCGCCTACCGGGCCCACAACGTCGCCGCCAGAGGCACCAACAACAGCGGAACCGACAGTTACTACCCTTGATTCTTGAACACTAACAGGCGAGCTTGTCCCAACTGCAATTGTTTCTTTTCTGCCATGAACGCCACCGTCTGAATCCGTCCAGGAAATTTCAACATTCACAATAGCACCTATCGGAGATGTTTGGGGTAAGCTTGCTTGATATAAACCGTCCACATCTGACAATACTGTTTCATTGATTCTTATTAAATTATCGTCAATCATGAAAGACTTAGATAAAAACCTAACTGAAGCATTTTCAATTGGCGTGACACCATCATCGTCGAATACATATCCAAAAACTGTAGTCATTGCTATTGCTGTTGGTTCTGAAATTGACATATTTTACATCCTTGTTGTTGTATTTATTTTAAGGAACATCCACATTTATATCGGAACTTTCCATATTCACTGCCGTTCCATTTCTTGCATTTCCAGAATGGTCTAGTATTGTTGCAAATCCGTCTTTGTCTGCTTGTGTAAATCTCCACCACGCATAAGGGCTTGTCGTGCTAATATCTTTGGGCACGGTGTCGCTATATAGTGCTGTGACGTCTCCTGACGACAACTCTCTGTCATAAATTGCGGGCTCGTCAATCTTCCCATCAAAGTACAAATTTGTGTCCCTTACCCCTATTTTGCAGTTTATTCCAATTTGAGTTGTTGCTGATAAAGTATCTTCTATTGTTGTTGTTACAACAGAGCTTCCGTCAACATATATCTTCATGCCCGTTGCAGCGCTTTCGCTTCCATCATATGTGGCAACAACAAAATGCCAATCTCCATCATTGTAGGTCGATTGAGATTCAATCCACGCCTCGTTGCCTATTGCGTTTCTGTGAATTAATTTCAACTTACCTCCATCAAAATAAAACACCCACCCCCTAGAGGTTGATCCAACCTTTACTGACTGTTTTGACAGTATCGCATGGAAGCTATTTGCTGTTAGTTTAACCCACGCAGCAAGGGAGAACGGATCTTGATAATCAAAATCAGCAATGCTTCCACAATCAACGTATTCATCTGAACCGTCAAAATCCATACTGAACTCATTAATAAAGGCAACCCCACTCTGCAGGGCAAAAGGAAAAGTAAACATTAATTAAACCCCAGTGCCGCAGCGACATGAATGTTTGTTCCATCTGATATTCCAGTTATATAGCTTATTTTATCTATGCCAGATGATATAGTTGGTGCTCCGGCATCCCCAAAGTCAAACACGGCGTTAAACGCAAGTGTATGCCCACCCGATCCATCTTGTATTATTCTCCAAATATAAGTTGAGCCATCGACTAGATTTGTCGGTGCTCCGAGTGTTCGATTTGCTGTTATTGTAACCTCGTGAACATTTCCAAGGCTGCAGTCAGTTGCTATTGTTGCGGCATCTGATAAGGTGTTTGTCAGTGAATATGCCTGGCCATTTACAGCGACACTTTTTTCAAAAGTAGCATCACCCACGCTATCTATTGCCATTCTTTCTACTGGTGTATTTGATGAATCAGGCGTTGTTTTCAGACTAATTTTGCCGGGAGAGCTCGTGCTTGAAACGGTTCCTGTTGAATCTATGCAAAATTCTATTTTAGCACATTCATCGTAGTGCGATCCAGTCCACCCAGCACCTGTTATCGACATTATGCAATCGTCGTTTGTAACTGCTCCGTGGGATGCTGTATCACTTTTCGACCTTATGCACATGATAGAGGCTTCTTCTGTGGTTGAGTGTCTGTGAATAACCGCCATCAACGGGGACACTGCTGCGAAATCGTTCACCCGAAATGCTGCTGCCTTAGATGTGCCGTTTATATTAACACCGGATGTTTCAAATCCAGGATCACCTACGTTCACAGTTGATTCAGTTGTGAGCGTGTTTACATAGACGTCGCCATCGCTATTCCAGAAAAATTCTGTTGGCGATGATATGCGAATTGTAAGTTCTGTTGGCGGTGTTGTTACTGTGTCAGCGGTTCGCTGTATACGTATCCAATAACCTGCTGTGCCGTTTACTGTGTCAGTATCCCAGTCACCCGGCACATCGCTTATGTCGATAATTCCACTGGAAGTAAATCCAGAAGTTTGATCTGCAACAGAAACCGTGTTCCAGCTAGATGATCCTTGGGAGTATTGGAAAACTGGTAAAATGTTTTCACTGGCTACGACATCTAGGATTACCTCAATTAAATTAAATGTACCCGAAGAGCTTGAGACATATATATAATCTAAATCATTACTTAGGATCTCTACGTTACTTACTGATGTGCCAAATTCAGTTGTTCGATCTGTGTATGATCCATCATACACCCAAGCTTTATCAGCAGAGCTAATTGATCCTGACTCTTGCAGTAATGGGTTAATCCCTAGCCCAACCTCAATTGCTTCAATCTCTGTTCCACTCCCAACTGCACCAGTCTTGGTACAGGCTATCATGTGAACATGTGCGTTTTCTGTGTTATTTACCTCTGCTGTCAACAATAGATTTGTTGGGCTTATATCTGCTGTGCTCTCATTAAGGGCGTGATTGATTTGTATTCCTCTTGCATTGTCAAAACCGTTAGAGTCAACGTCTATAAAGTAAGCTCTGGTTCCATCGGTTCCAGCTATTTGATCTTGCTTTATAGCTCCGCTAGTTATTGTTCTCGGTGTAGTTCCATCAATATAGACATTGTCATCACCCGGCAACTCTACATGTACATGATGAGTAGGAGTCACGCCCATTCCGGTTGATCCTGAAATTGTAACATCACCACCAAATGAACTTGATTCAGTCCCATTCGATATAACATTTCTAACGACAACCTCGCCGTCTAAATCCCACCCATAAGTATCTGGGGAAATTACCTTGATTGTACTCTCAATCGGTGCAGTTGCTAATGTATCGGCTGTTCGTTGAATCCGAATCCAGTACTTGTTGCTAACAGAGTTTACTGTGTCAACGGCCCATAGAGTTGGTGGTTCAAAAACCAGATCGCCTGACTCTCTCAGGCCATTTGTTCCATCTGACATGGCCACTGTTTCCCATACAGATGATCCTTGACTGTATTCAAACACTGGAACTATTCCCGCGCCGGACGCAACGGTTCCGAGATTGATTTCTATAGCCTCGTATTGTACTGCTTGCCCGATGTAAATATACGAATTATCGTTTTCGAACAAGGCGACGTTGGAGCCGCTGGACGCAAAAGCACCTGTGACGTCTGTGAAGCCACTATCTTCTTTAAATGCACTCTCTATATTATCTGGTGTTCCTGAAAGATGATGTATTGGGTTTATCCCACCTCTTATTTCTATGGCATCTATAGCCGCCGATGCGTCAACATCTCCTGACTTATCAAATTCAATCATATTGAAGTGGTAATTCGTTGCGCCAGTCACCTCTGCAGATAATGACATACACTTAGGTCTAATGGTTTCAGTCCCACCCTCTAGGTCATGCCTAATGACAATCGCTCTTGTATCATCTTGACCGTTGCTTCTAATGTCAAAATGATATGCTCTTGTTCCTGGTATTTGTGGAGAATGAGATTGCCTTATAGCTCCCAGTGTGATGTTGCGCAAACTACTTCTACCATCTATAAAGAAATTGTCTTCGCTTGTAAGTAGTGTATGAAATTGGTGAGTAGGAGTTACACCAATACCAAGAGAGTCGTTAAATGTTTTGTTACCAGCAAATGTCTGTGCAGATGTTGTTGTGTATCCATCAACAGACCCGGTTGCAGGTTGCGTTGCGATTGTATGTTGTGCTGTTGTTAAATGAAAGTGATCTGCAGCAGCCCCACCCAGTAGCCCTGCTAAGTTTTCATGATTCGATGGTGTTGATCCTGAGAATACTTGCTCGAAGGCGCTTAATACATCAGCAAATGATGCTGCGTCTCTCAGAATAATTATCCTCCCAACTAAAGAGCCCATCCCGGTAATTCTAGGGTGAGTTATCGGCGCAAGATCTGCTGCCTGCGCTCCTGATAGTGAAGCATACTCTGCTTGTCCCGCTATGATTGCAAGGGAACTCGGCTCATTGTTAATTATGTATACATCATCCACCCTATAACGATTGTTAGTCATTGTAATCATGTCCGTACCAGAATCATATTGGGTATTATTTATTTGTGTTTGACTTGCGGTTGCCGTCATTACACCAGATACATGATAGTAATACGTGAACGTATCTGCAGCGCTCGTATCAAATGCAGTGTGGTCTATTTCTGTCAGCATAAACCAGAAAGCCCCTGCCGTTAGCGTGACATTCCTCGTTCCTGATTCTCCTAAAATTGATCCACCCTCTGAGTGAGCGAACCTTAGAGTATTGAGCCACCTTACTCTTGTTTTTCTATTCCCATCAACGGTCTGTTCTGAAACATTAATAATATCTAAGTCGTTATCTTCTCTATGAACAATATAAGTTAAACATTTATCAAGGCAATTAAAACTTGCTTGTGATGTTGAAGCTACGAACTGTGGTGATCCTGAGTTGTAGTCAAGGTATATATAGTTTGTGGAATTATTCGTTAAACTTATTGGTGTTTGTGCGCTTACCTCGACGGAGGTTAATGTCGCGTGTGGACTTGCTGCTGGTCTTAGCATCGCGTAACCACTACCTGTAGCGACGGAGCCATCTGAGTTATCGCTTATATCACAATCATGGACAACCCCCGCACTCCAGTGGTGGTTTAGTACTTCATCAAGCGTGTCAATGTGAGACGGATCACCAATCTTATTTGTTATGTTTACAATGGCATAGTCAACGTCAGTAATGTTTGTGCTTATTTCAACTGTCTCATCACCCCCGGGGCTCGTTGTTGCAATGGATATGTTGGTTCCTGCCGAGATTTTATTTTCGAGATAGTTCTCAGTGGTGTCGTCGCTGCTTACAAGAAGCTTCTTGGTATCACCATAAGATAATACTTCTTTAGTATCACCATCTTTAGATTTTAATGTATCGTCGGTATCATCGGCCCAAACGATTAATGATCCTGCTGGACAATCACCATCTGCGGGCTCTGCTTTCTTGGTTAAGTCAATGTCTGACATATTACTTCCTTGTTAAATTAAAGATAATCTTCCATCTATCTTAATTCTGCCAACAATAGTTAAGCGACCCCTTATGGCCATTTGCTCATATTGTGGGATGCACACAATGGCATCAGCTTTTATATAATTATAAGAATAATTTCTTGGTTTGTGAAAATCTAAGTTCCCAGTAAACGGATTAAATGAATAAGGCATGTTAATTCCCTTTAACTATAAACGACTTGCTCCAACAACCTTGTCTTTGCATGTATCTTCGTAAGTAATCTCTATTGACCCTGCTGCGACAGAATCAAGTGTGTAATTATAAACATCTTTTACAGGATCAGAATCATCAACAGTAAATTCATCCCACTCAAAGTCAATTATTGTGCTGACATCGCTCACTCTTATTGCATTAAGGACGGCATTAAAAACCCTCCTGATTATCTGCCCTGGTGATTTGTGGAACTCTCCCACTATTCATCCCCTAGCAATTTTCTCTTCTCTTTAATTGCAAACCCTATCTTTTCAGATAAAGACAAGGGGGCAGCGTCTATCGGCACTTCTTTTTCTGGCTCAATATCACGCTGGCCCTCGTCTGATTTCTCGGTAACACCGATTCTTTTTCTTACATGTTTTTCAAGATTATCATCTGGAATAATAACTTTACTTTTAATCATTAGATCCATTACTTTAGCAAATTCTGCACCAGCTTTGTCTTTAATTCCTGAGAATTTAAACTCTGGGTACTTATCTTGCTCACCAAAGTTAAGTATTACAATTTCTTTCAATAGCTCATCAATTTCTTCTTTAATTATTTCAGCAAAAATCATTATTCCAGCCAAAAAGAAGTCCGATAGATCGTTAGACATTGCATACGATCCACTACCGCCACCGCCTGACATCCCAAGTTCTAGGAAGTTAGCAAGAAAAGCCTTGGCCATTCGTTTGTCTTCATTGTCTATTGATTGCTCAACCTTTGCAGGATCATAGTTTGTTCCGCTATTAAGTTGAACATTCCACCCCGCTGGATATATTAAATAATTCTTTTGGTGTGTTGTGAAGGCCGATAATGCATTAATTAGCTGATCAAATTGAGCTGAATGCTCTTGGCCCGCAGGCACTTCAGCTGTTGGTATTGGCATTGATTTCTCGATACCAATTGCATTTAATTTTAGATAAACATTCTTTCTATAGTAGTTACCGTAGCACGGCCTAAGCATTGAGATGCCTTCCAGGTTGTCACCCTCATAGTCTAGTGTCATAACCATCAAATGCTTTTGTGGGATATCAACGTAAGAATCTAAGTCTCCATCTGCTTGCTGAGTAATTGATTCAAATTCTTTCTCTTCATTAAAATTCCAGGTTTCAATGGTCTTCTGACTTCGCCATCCAAGCTTCTTTAGCCCTATGTATGAGTTTAAGACTAAGTTGCCATCATCATCAGTGATTGGCTTGTCAACATTTACCCTGTGAACCTTTTCGTGCAGTACGTGCCCATGTATTACAAGGCCGTTAGCTGCCTCGCCAAGGAACTTGGTAAATCTTATGTCTTTAAATAGTACTTGCCTACAAAGGGCTGCATGCTTCTCATGCTCCGCATCATCTGACGCTGAAACGATCTCTCTTGAGGCAGTCCTAATCGGATTAACAGCCGAAGAGATAAGCATTTTGACCTGAGAGTCAGACCTTCTCATTCTGTCGAATTCTTTGGCCCTGTCAGTGCTTTTCATTAACTCAAGATATTCTTCGTCATAGTAACCAGCAAAAACCTCAGTTCCCGATGTACCTCTTGATCTTTCTTGAATTACTATTTCATTTATAACTTTTGTTTCAGCTTCACTTTCGTCTTTCTTTTGGTCTCTTGAGAAAAAATCTAATATGCCCATCTTTACCACACATCTTTTAAAGTTTGATTATCTTGTCTAATGCTACTTTGATTAAATTTATCTGTAAACTCTCCAACATTACCAGAGTTTAATTCATTGAAAGCTCCACTAGCTCCGTCAACAATATCATCATGAGAATCATCAGGAAAATTTTCAAGCTCATCATAGAAGTATTCTTTATTTCTACAGGAAGTCAACACCTTGACGTTATTATTCTCGGCCTGAGCTGACAAAGGCAGTGCAGCAGTCTCTTTATTGATTGATATTCTTTCGGTTGTTACGTTAAACCCAGACAGCATCTTGACAAATGCCTCTGCCTCGCCTTTTCCTGCACTCCCCGGATCCTGAAAGCCTTTGATTTTGACGTTTACGCCATCTTGCCGTGCTGTGTTTAGTATCAGTCTCGAGACTTTACCTGCTGACAATCTCTGACGCTCTACGTCCAATACGACAAACTCATTGTCATATGTTCGCCCCATCTTAACGCCAACAGTCCAATCGGGATCGCCTGCATCACCAGGGTTATGCTCTGTTGCTGCTCTGTCCCAACATCTGACAACTTCAATAAAGTTTGGAAGATGATCAACTTCTTCAAAATAATGCCGCTTAAAGTACATTCCTGCAGCAGGTACGATCTGCCAATTGCCTCCACGCTCCTCATCGCCCAATAAGCGCTCTCTCTCTACCTTTGAAAGCGATTTTAATTTTGCCAAATATCCAGGATCTCTATCCATAAGTATTTTATTGTCCTTTAGACGTGACAATATAAAGGTAATCGACATTGGCGGGATGTTAGGAAAAGATTCAAGCGCTTCTTCTTTTGAGTCAAACCAATGGTCTTTGTCGTCAAATACGCAAAGCCATCTTAATTTCCCAGACCTCTCTGGTATGGCCCAGCCATCAGAGTCTATCCAATAGTCAATAAAGTCTCGAACCCACGAGGTTTTGTCTGGATTGCACGTCGCTCTAACGTACGGATCAATTCCGCATGTAGATCTATTTCTACCTACTAAATAAAAAAATTGGCTACGCGAGAAATGAGTCAATTCATCCATGTAAATAATTGGAATTTGCGCGCCTTGCCAATTATATTTATCTTTCTCATGCTGAAGATGAGAGAATGTGACTTTAAAGCCATTTTTATTTGCGTTTGTCGGGTGCGGAAATGTTATGTCCATACTAGGACTTTGCCTTGGCACTCCGCCAAGCTTCATGTAAAGATCACACGCTTCCTGAAATAACCCACCTTCATTACGTATTTGTGTTGTTGTTTTTCTAAAATATACAGCTCCGCCACCTGGGGTAGTATTTACATGCCTAAGGGGATCTAATAGCATCCCATAGGTCTTGCCTCCACCCTCTTTATGCGGAACCACCGTAAATCGCTATATCAGCGACACTACTTAAGAATTCTGTTTGCGGCCCATCTTGAGGAGCTATGCGCAAAGCATTTTCCTGTGATTCCATATTACCCCCTTTATTGTTTTTCACAATTGCTTCCTTTCTTTTCTTTTTTCAGCATATGATTTTATTCCTAGAGCTGCCCTTCTGTTTCCAATTGTCTTCCTATCTACCCCGGCTATCTCTGCAAGCTCTCTGTCGCAACACGAACCAAGCCTGTTGATAATTTCATCAGGGATATCTATAATCTTGTCCTTGTGATTAAAATAAAACCTTCCCGCACTAATTGCATGATTAATATTTTCTTTTTGAGTGCAAAATTCAAGATTCTCATGATTATTGTTGGTCTTATTAAAATCTTTGTGGTTTACAATATTTTTGCCCTTTATTTTCGCAACAAAGGCACTTGCTACTAGCCTATGAGTAAAGAATCTTTTCTTGTAACAATTTTTTGATAATCCTATGTTCATATAACCATTAAAAATCTGTTGCTTAAGAATAAGTTTATCGCTATTTCTCACACTCCCAAGATTGCTCACTTGATAAATTCCCTCATATCCTGCTATATCCCTCCATATCTCTTCCATATTATTCTCCATACTTAACAGTTCCCTATATTGTCAGGAAGTTCAAACCTATCGTTATCTTCAAATTCTATTTTAGTTTCAATCGGACAATCGATTATGAGTTTGCTTTTCTTTTTATCGCCACACTTATCATCCCTTACTAAAAACCTTATCTCTCTAGCATCAGGTAAGATAAACTTAACCCACTGATAGTCTTTCTTGATTGTCTTTACTAATCTGCATATTTTATCACTCATTATCGTCCCAACTCCCATACCACAGCTTACCCAATATAAACCCGCACAATATTCCTAAAAAATAACACACAAGGACATATTCACTCATTTCTTCTCTCGATTATTTGCTGGCAAGTATACCGTTATTTGTGGCTGGAGAGTTCCATCAGGGTTGCTGTGCTCAACCTTCTCGATGAATAACCTAAGGTGTTTTCCTAAGTTTTCGATTGCTCTATCCTTACTCCAAAGCTTTACTCTTATCATTTTTGTTGTGACAACTATTTCGCCTGCTCCATCAACCTTATGCTCTTCTTCTATGTCAAAAGATTGTATAGATTTCTGGATATGCTCAGGCATTTGTTTGATGTGCATAAGTACGCCCTTGTCGTCAAACATTTCTGCAACATTTGAATTAGCGAGTTTGTGCAGCTCATCAAGTACGAAGTTAGCGTCTACTTTGACTTCTTTAATTCTTGTGTTATTTAGTTTTTGGATTTGATGCTGGATGTTAAGTTTCGCCAAGTTTTGAGATGCTATATGTCTGGCTGTTTTTTCTGAGTATCCAGCTCGAATTGCTGCTTGAGTTGCATTTAAATCTTTTAGATATTCTAGACAGAAGGTCTCTTGCTTAGGAGTCAATTTAGGCTTAATTAAAGAATTTTTCTTTGAAGTCATTTCTATCAGTCCTAATAGTTAAAAAATGTGCGCGCACTCAATTCATCCTTGAATTAACTATAGTTTCAAATAGAAAATATGATTAGTCAAATATCGAAGGCTTTTATGAAGTCGTTAGCATAATAGATCAAATATAATGCTGTTACGGAAATAATAAATAAGCACCTTATAGCCAACTTCTACTCATCGGTTTATTGAAGTTCAACCCATTATATTCGCCAGAATAAAAAGCTTTAAAGAAATCGTCATAAGATTCATATTTCATCAGCTCTAGTTTAACCTGCCTGCCAAGCCAATATTGAAAAGTATTATCTTTTCCTATTGATGAATTGTTTCCATGATTAAATTTATATGTTTTATACATCTTTCTTGTGAAATATTCAAAGCAGTGGCCCCATTCATGAGCAACAGTTCCCGCTAGAGAATACCACGGCCTATTAAAGCGCCTCGAATTGATTTTGATTAAATTATAATTTCCTGTGTATGTAGTGGCATAAGCTTTTGACCATCGATTCCACGGCCTATAGGTTTTAACAACAGGTTGAAAATTGTTCTTAAGCTCGGAAAGGAGGGTTGATAAAAGATATTTTGAAACATTTGTATGTTTTGATTCAAATTCATCTACTTTATTCTCTATGATATTTTCCAAGAACTTCGATGATAGCAGTAAATTAAATGCATTAATGCCCTGCTCTAACTTTTTATTGTCTAGATTTATCATTTCTGAGCCGCCTCATCCTTATAGGTTTTAAGTATATTATTAAGCCTTAGGTTCTCTTCTTTGATTGCTTCAAACGCAGCATTGAAATCATCAACATTACCGTCATGATCTTCTCGCTCCATCTCAATGGTTTCTTGCATGTCCTTTACCTGGATTCTTAGCTCGTGAATTTCAATTGCTTTTTCGCACAGGCCGTTAATTATGGCCTTGAAATGGGACTCTTGCTCTTTTATTTCTACTTCTTTACCTAGATACATAAAAACCTTTCCTGCTTAAATGTTTGTTTAATTATTAAAAATTAAACCATGAAAACAGGAAAGTAAATAGTTTTGTAGAATTTATATTAATCCTCTAAAATTCTCCACATCATCTCTGGGGCTTGCTGTGACATGGCCAGAATTGACGACTTTTTTAATTATGCTTATCAGTTCAAGTAGATCGTCAATCTCGCTCTCATGCCTATCGTTTTTACCTAAGTCCTTAATTTTGTAACAAATCTTTTCAAGATCAATGCAGGCTTCTGCCGTTTCATTCCGCGCAAATTCACTTGATCCACATTCAAAACATTCTTTTAATTTAACCATATATCTCCTTGTAAAATGTTAAATCTTATTAAATTCAATCCCGTTTATCTTGTATCCATTGTCGATGCTATTAAAATTAAGCGCAATATTTTCCCACTTAACGATTAGATTGTCGTCGTGCTTGGTAGAGCTTATAAAGCTAAAATCACTAATATCATATACATTTGTAATGAACGATTCTGAGCCGTCCTCTAGGCAACTATTGTTTTGAAAAAATGTGCCTGTTATTTCCAGCACATTATTGGGCATGTACATATCAATTTTAATACTTTCATCTCCTTCAATAATGCACTCAGTTCTAAACGCTCCAAACAAAATTAGTTCATCATAAATTAAACTGTCGCTCTCGTTTTCTCTTGTATCACCTAAGAATGAGTTTATTTCGGGGGTATTTGTTTTGGTAGATTTTTCAACTGCATTTGATGCGTCTTTTTTTTCACATGAGATAAAAAACAATAGAATAAATAAAAGTTTCATAATTTCTCCTTACCCGATTATAAGAGGAAAAATTTCTGTATAAAAATTCAATTAGTTACGGCTAAAATAAGTGAGACCTTGCCTGAAAAGTGCCCCGGATAGTTGGCGAAGCGCGATAAGAAAGATTATCGTGCAATATTTTTAAATATGTGTGCTATTACATCAATAGTCCACCCGTTGCCAATCATTTTATACCTCTGAGCGTTGCCCGCCCCCTCAGTATAATTATCAGGTAAAGTTTGTAGCCGCTCGCACTCAATGGGTGTCAAGGTTCTATATGCAAGGTCTTTAATGTTTGAATTCAGGGCAAGTTTTGGGGCGTGGGTTGCTGTCAGTGTGTTAGTTTTCTTTGCTGTTTTTTTTAATATTCTGCCCAACTCACCAATACCAGAACTTTTACTATCACCCCTGTGCGGTCTGTATCCCCTGTCGTTTTCCGTGATAAACCTTACCCGAAAATGATTGCGCACAAACCTAATCGATGGGGCGTCTAGCACCTCAAGAATATCGCCCAAGACCACACCTCTATCAGCTAAATCCTTATCCTTCTGGATGTTTGTCCAGTAGTATCTGTCCCTGTTTTGAGCAGACACTAGGTTGGAATTTATTCTTACGGGCTCTACGTTTAAATATTTACTTATAATGTCCAATGATTCTTTTTTCATGTTCACGTTCTCTAATAAAAAATACTTAGGTTTACACTCCTTCAACAATCTAACAAACTCAAAGAATAGCCCTGACCTAGCATCGTCGAAATTTAGCTGTTTACCTGCAAGAGAGAACCCTTGGCAGGGCGAACCACCCATTAATAGGTCTATTTTTGGAAGTGATGTTCCGTCAATTTCCCTTACATCACCCAGCTGAATAGTGCTAGGGAAGTTCTTTTGGGTAATAGAAATAGCGTGTTTATCTATTTCGCTTGCAAAATAATTATTAACATCTACTCCAAGCCTAGCTAGAGCAATTTGCCCACAACTTATACCGTCAAATAAACTCAATACATTCACTCACCTACCTCCTCCCTGCACGATAAAAAACGTTAAAGTGCGCTTTTAATGATTTCCTTTTAAAAAATCGTATATGTCTCTATTTAGCCGCCTGAGCTTTATGAGTTGTTTTATCTGGCCATTAACTTTCTGATAATGTCTCCGGTTTTCCATAATTTCTGGATCGGAGAGTTTTCTCTCTTCGTGCTTTATTATTATTTCAAGGCAATCAATTCGCTCAAATACTACAGATACTGCGTGAATGTTCATTTCTCATTTCCCTCTTTTTCTGCTTTGTTATCTTCACAAGCTTCTGTCCAAATTTGCTTAATACCACAAATAAAATCATCAACATTTTCTAAAAATTTAATTAATTTATTCATATCTCTCCTATAGTATAAGTTCTACCGTTGTTTTTTAATATATTCCAAAACCTTAATCGCATTGACAATTGGACTATCACCTTTTTTAACGAAACATTCTACGGATACAGTGACATATCCGGTATGTATTTCATCTGTCCAGGCCATACCTTTCCCATTTAAAGCGTCTTCTTGATATTCGTAATCTAAGCTAACGTTTTTGACATTGACACCAGTTTCTTTCTCTATTTCAGCTATAATTTTGTTCATTTTAATTTCCTATAGTATCTACACTTCTATTTTCTTGCATTATGCCCACATAAAAACTCTGTGCAACCACACTTTTCACATGTATCAATATTTGTATTGCCTTCGCTAAAATTAACAATATCCTCTCTTAGGTCTTCAATCCAGCCAAACATGTCCTTGTCGCTGCTTTGAAGCTGAAAATCTGTTATCCTTGCAAGGAGTGAAACTATAACGAGATCCCTTTTTTTCTTCTTACTTATCTTTTTCTTCTTACTTATGGCCATATCTAGTCCCGCAAGACCCGACCACAGTCCTAAATGTTTCATTGTTATACCTGTAAATCATTTCAACATTTTTCTTTCTATTTCTAATGGCATAGTTCTCTCTTTCTTCATTTGTGTATCTCATACTTATTAATTTATGGCCCCTTGGTAGGTATCCAGTAAGTAATATTTTCATGTTTTCGGTCATTTCATTTTGTCTCACTATTGATTCTCCTTTATTTTTAATTAAAACTCTACATTCTGATTGTTTTTAAAATCCTAGTTCTTTTTTGATGTCTGTAAGATACTCAAAATGAACTGAAGAAGGCTGTGAACCCGTCCAGGCTTTGTCAAATTGACTCTCAGTAATTGTAATCTCCTTTTCTGGCATCTCAATTATCAATTTTGCCTTTAACGATCCATTCCCCGGCGGCAATCTTGTACCATAAACAATCTTTTGATCTTTCTTGATGTCATCTTCATAAATAAATACATCTATTTCTTTAATTTTCATCTATTCCTCGCTTATGGTTTGTGTACTTCTAATTATTTTATTTTAATACTAATCATTTTATCTAGTTGTTCATCAAGAAAAGATTGCAAAGAATAACCCTTATCTCTTAAAATCCTTTCGATTTCTGAATTAATTCTTACCGATTTTGCTAAGTCTTTTTTTAAATCTTTAACTTTCATTATTTTGCCTTTTTAAAATGTTTCTTGCAGCATTGACAAACTTTCACTGTTGTTTTTTTATTATCATTAAAAACAACCCAAGCTCCTTTGTCATTTTTTGGTTTATCACAATTCATACATCTATAAGTCATTTCTTTTTTCATGTTAACCCCTTTGGTTTGTATATATACACTGTAGCACGGTTTTGTATATACAACAATAGAGATTTCAACGACTTATAAAATAGTTTATTTAATTGCTAAATACCAACAAAAACGGGCGCTTACAACCCATAATTAATCAATCGTTTCCTGTGTACTATCTGGATACACTCTATCGCCTATTATTTTAAGCGAATCTAAAATGTGACCAATCGCCGAGGTGTTACACCTCATTGAAAAGAACGCAAACACTATTCCTGCGAAATTAATAATTGTTAACATTTCGTACCATTCCATTTTTATCCTTTCTATCAGTATTTAAACAACTGTTGATCTTATAGTTCACCTAAAAGTATTAATTCTTTCCACCTAAGCGGTCTTAGCGAATAAAAATAACTATCTATTTCGTAGCTCGTAATTACTTTGTCCGTGGGTATGTGATACCAAACCATAATTATGTGTCTCACTTGCCCTTGCCATCAGAATACTTGCTTCCAATTATTGCGCTAGTTGCGAGTCTCCATATAGTACTTAATTTATATAACCTAATATCATCACCCATGTTGGCTTCTTGATGGTCTTTAATGTGCCTAAGTGCTTTTCTAAGATCATCGTTTTCTTTCTTCAATTCATCTCTTAAACGTTTATATTCAGAAAAATCAAAATCAGAATCTTTCCTAAGCTTCTCATTTTCCTGCTCAAGCTCACAGCACTTCATTTCATAATCATATTTCATTGTTTTCTCCATTAGGGCGTTCGATTTTTCAATTTTTAAAATCTTCCCAAACCCTTTCCACCATATCTAACAAAATTTGCGGTGTTTCTCTAGTCATATCTGTTTCGTGGTAAAGTTTATATAGCAACTCTTTAAGCTTCTCGTTTTCTTGCTTGAGATTAATGTTTTCCCTTGCAAGAGCATTCCACTCATCAGTTGTAACAATTATATTTTTACTCATTATTTTCTCCATCAGAATGCTGACAACCATTGATTACTATTATTGCTTTCGCTGTTGCGTGCGCGGCTGCTCGCTGCACTGGTTTTTCTGTGGCACTCGCAATGGAGTTTGATTTACGATATATCCAACATACCCACCAATCAACATTATCAGTCCACTCAAAATCTGGGGAAACTTCTAGTTTCTCCCAGATAGGTACCAATACGTCGAGGGATTCTGTGTATTGTATTGTGTTTAGCTCATGATCTGTTCCATCGAATGCACCCATAAACTTTGAAATTATTTGATTTACATCGCTGTCATTCATATTTTCCTTTTAATTGGAACTACTTGTTCCATAATATTTGGCAGGGGCAGAAAGATTCGAACTTCCCCGAGCTTTTTTGAAGAGCTTTCCACCGTTTGTCAGAGATTATTGTTCACTTCGAGTACTACTCCATGAACTTTTTATCTGATACCCCCACATTAATCAGAATATTTAATTCTGCTTATTCTACATCCAATTCTTTTAATATTTTAATAATCTCAGCACTTTCAAATCCAGCCTCCTTGAGTTTTATAATCTTTTGCGTGGAAACTTTTGCGTGGCTTTCAATTTCTAATTTTGGCGGATTTGAGAAATTCCAAGACGCAATCATGGCTCCCGTGTCTTTTTCGTATATCTCAGCATAATTTCCGTTTACATTTTTTAATTCCAAGCTCATTTTCTATTCCTTTTTATTAACGCCTTGTGACGTTGTGAAATTGTCCCTTCTGTTGTTTTTCATTCCACAGTTCAACCATTTCACTGAATATTTTATTAATTTCTTCGTCATATCCTTTGGGTGAAAATGCCATCCAAGGTAGGACAGCTATTATTGTTGGGTATCCTGCAGAGTTTTCACCTTCAATAAAATTTAAATGGCAATCAAACTGAGCGTTAATTTTGTCATTTTCTTTAATTAGTTTAATTATTTTCATGTAGTATTTCCTCTTCCAATTAATATTCAGTTGATGCCAACATATACGGCATTTCAACATTCTCCAAAACGTCCTTCATAATCATATTACTATATGTATATCTAGGTCTATATTTTGCATCTGTATCCATAACCATCAATCTATCCCACTCTGACCTGGGAATGATCCTTGGCGAATCAACGACATCTTCCCATGGCAAACCAGATTGCCTTACTGCTTCTTTCGATATTTCAGCTATTGACCACCCAACCCATACTTCAACATCGTTTAGTTGCCAAACTTGAATACCCACATCAATGTGCTTTTCGTTATAATTATCCATTTTAATTAGTACTCCTAATTCTATTGTTTCTAGTTAATAAGCCCATGCAGTGTAAATCCAAAAATGCTACCGCAAAAAAACTGAAATAATGAATAAATTATTAATCTCATATAGTTTTCCTAGTTCTATTTATTTTCACCTATAAACTACGGTGTATGTAATTTGATACCAATCGCTGCTCTCGTCATATAGCTCGGATTGAGTTATTGATATTATCAGGCTAACATTGTCTCCCCTTAAAAAGCTTTGCAGTTTTTCACCACATCCTGTAGTTGTTTTATCTGATATTGTTTCAACTCTTACTTTATCCATCAGAATCACCTGTACTATTAAGTTTGTTTAGTTGGTCTTTAATTATCTTCACATAGTGGCAAAGGTTATATTGACCATTTGCAATTGATCTTGCGTGTTGCCGCAAAATCATATCGTACTCATCATCAATTCTTTTGAGTTCAATCGCTGCTAATATAATTTCTTTTGCTAACATATGGTATTACTCCTTTCAATTACGATTTTGCACCTTTAAAAAACACACAAATAGCTATTAAGAAAAAAATATATATTACTAAATATTCCATAACTACCTTAAGCACTCGATAAATTTATCTAAAAAATCAAAATCTAAATTCCTATCAGATAAAGAAACGTTATCATCGGTATTTACAATTTGCAAATCAATTAATTCGTCTGTGAAACTTTTATATGATTCGTGTTTCCTTGCCATCTCCATGAGATTTCCATCACACGCAATAAATGTAAAAACCCTAGTAGTGTTATGGTTCATTTCTTTATCTCCACGGCCTCGTAGCCCCAATATCTCTTTTTAACCTCATAAAACTCATGTTTCATGTCTTTGAAGCTTATCTTGTCTATCTCTCTGTCGACCTCGAACCAAATAGAATAAAAATTTTCTTCATCTATGACTGGTAACATCTCTTGAGTTATGCACAGCGAGTTTAGCGTCTCGACAAGCCATAGCCTCATGTTTTGTGTTTTGCCATATTCTTCCAGGTTCCCCGTAGTACGCATATCGTACATGATCCATTGGTGCCACTTACACACTAGCTGCATCCATTCTGGCAGTTGCCTAAAGGTATAGGTATTATTTTTATTCTTTCTTTTATCGATCAGCAAGTTTGTTCCTTTGTTTGAAAACTTCTTTAATTTGATTAAAATCAACGGCCATATCTCTGTCAAAGATACTGAGAGCATCGTTATAGTAAAGTCTGAAATATTTATTTTTAACGTGCTGCCCTCGATGCTTACCTATGTTTATAAATTGGTAAAGACTTTCTCCCACCCTTATGGGTTGTAATATGTATAAAAATTCTGTTAAGTTTACAATATCCTTACCGCCTCTTATATCTTGATCATTTAGAAATCTATTGCTGAATTCTGCTGTGTTTGTATGTGCCACAGTAAAGAGAGTCGTCCTCTTGCTTAATTTTTTTAACCACAAGGCCGTTTCGCTTTGTTTTGAAAAATTTCCATTAGGATAGATTTTGGACGTTGTAATATTATCTATAAATATCAGATCGCATCCAGTCATTTCTATGGCCTCACGTATGTTTTTTTTGACCTCATCAGGCGTTGGTTCGCCATCCTGCTCACTTAATATTGCTGCGTTGTCTAATATATCATGAGATGGGAACGTCTTGCAGAATTCTTCTTTGAATTCATCTATGGTTTCTTCTGTTAACCATATGAGTATTTTTTTATTTTTATTGTTTATCAGTAAATCAAACAGAATTGACCTTACAGCCGTTGACTTGCCACCATGCGTAGGTGCAATCAATAAATGCATCTTATGGCTTCTAAGACCCTTGTGGGATCTCAGAAAGCCTAATTTTGTGGCGTACTCAACGGTCTGATTTCTCTGTGTGAGCATATCAGCCTCTTCTTTGGTATATTTTAAACTCTCCAAATACACTACTCACCACCCATCAATTCTATTAATTGCTTATCGTATTCATCTCTTTGTTCGTCTATCGTCTTTTCCGGCTCATCCTGCCAGCATTCCTGGTTAACCCACGTAGAGAAGTTTTTAATAAATCTTTTCTCCGTGTCAGAAGTTTCAATTGAATATCTTTTAGCGCCTTGCAGTATATTATCATACATAGCCTGGGTTTTTATAATGGATTGTAATTTTTTTATACCTGAAGCTTTGCCGGTCTTTTTTGGATAGTTATTATATATATCCTCAATATCAAATTTTAATTTAACAGTTTTCTTTTTTATTATCTGTTCTGTTCTGTTCTGTTCTAGGGGCAAGTCTCTGGAAACTTTCTTGCAAGCCACCTGCAAGTTTCTCGTGTGATTATCCTTTACTTCTAATAACTTAGGCAGTTCAATTGTGTAGCTTTTTTCAAAAATTTCTGCACTAAATAAATTCAAGACTGAACCAAAACTCAATATAGATTCAATCTTCATGTAGTTTATACTCAGTAAAGACTTCATTTTCTTTCGATTAAATTCAAAAATCGGATTGGATTTTCCATCCCATTGCATCGCGCAAAGCTCAACTATTTTCCAGTAAACGCCGTAGCCAACATATCCAAATTCATCTTCTAATCTACATATTTTATCATCTAAAGATGCATCGCTATGATGCTTGAACCATTTCATTATTCTTCACCATTTATAAATCTTTTTAGTTCCGTTTCTGATATTCTAATTGCCCCATCTGTATTAATTGGCCTGATTTTTCCCATCTTTATGTATCTCCTAATTGTCATTTCGTGCACCCTTAGAATCTCGGCTACCTCTTGTGATGTGTAAATTTTTGGTACTATTCCGTGCTGCTCCATACTAGTCCTTTGTTGTTTTTTTTACATTATGTTGGTTTTTGTACTTGCATTACTAAAACATCGTGATAGAAGAGTCAAACAAAAAAGGAGATAATTATGACAAAATTAAATGTGCATCAGCGCGTAAACAAAATTATGAGTGAGCTCTCATATCTTAAAAAAACTGCAAATGTGGGTTATGGAAATAATTCATACACGGCAATTACACACGACCACGTAACCCAATCACTTAGCCCGCTTTGTGTTAAGAACGGAGTTGTTATTCAGGCATCAATGGTTGACTCAAACCTTGAGAGATATCAGGTTACAACACGAAAAGGTGACACTGTAGATCGATACGAAACACAGGCCACCGCTAGAATTAAGGTTGTAAATATCGACTCTCCAGAGGATTTTTTTGAAGTTCAAGCAACTGCTCACGGGTTTGATTCTCAGGACAAATCGCCAGGAAAGGCTTATTCTATGGCCGTAAAATATTGCTATCTAAAAACTTTTATGATTGCATCAGGCGACGATGAAGAGGAAAGAGTTGAGGTTGCAAATGCAATAAATAAAGAAAGAGTTGATCTCGAAAATGAATTAAGTTCAATATTAAGAACAAAAAATAAATTAGATGGAAAAGCAATTGAGTATATGAAAAGTTTAGACATTAAAGCTTTGCGCGATGCAATAGCAAGAAACACAGGAGATAAATAATGAGCGTGAATAAGGTAATTTTATTAGGACGAATTGGACAAGATCCGGAATTGAAGTATACGCCAAATGGGAATGCTGTTTGTAATTTGTCAGTGGCAACAAGTGAGTCTTGGAATGATAAATCAGGTAACAAACAAGAAAGAACCGAGTGGAATAGAATTGTTGTTTGGGATAAGCTTGCAGAGCTGTGTGGCCAGTATTTATCAAAGGGTAGGGAAGTTTATATTGAAGGAAAACTTCAAACAAGATCCTGGGACGATAAAGATGGAAACAAGAGATATGCGACTGAAATAATTGCGCATACTGCTCAGTTTATTGGTGGCCAGAATGAGAACTCGAAACCTCAACAGGCAAAACCTCAACAACAAGCACCGCAGAACTCTCCACAACCACAAGTAAACGCAGATTTTGCAAGCGATTCGATCCCATTTTGATTCGCATCTTCGTAGACTTTGAGGCTACAGATAAAAACCCATATGCAGCAGAAATTCTCACAGGCTTCTTTGAAAAGGAGTCTGGAGAGTCTTATGAGTTTAATTGCAGGGTGGATAAGTGGTCTGATGAAGCCGCCAAGATTCATGGGATAACTGAATTTGAAGCAAACTTCTTCGATACAAAAGAAGATGCATTTGGAAAGTTATTAAATTGGCTCCCTGACGAATTTGAACTAATTTGCTACGCCAATCCCCGAACTCAGCTTGGTTATATGCTTTATGATGTCGCTCTCTTGCAATTAAACTTAATGGATTATTTAAATATTAATAAAATTGAGCATTTGCCAGTTAAAATAAAAGGATTCTCTGTTCATTCCGTAGTTAAGGAGGCCCATAAAAATGGCTTATTTGATATTATTACAAACGGCGAAGCTTATGAATTATGTCTTCTCACAGATAAAAAATATATTGGTACTAATAGGGTGTCTTATCGCCAAACGATTGTTTATTATTCTCTGTTTGGAGAGTATTATGATTCTCATAAGGCAAAAGACGATGTGGTTGCAATGATTAGAATTTACAAAGCAGTCAATGAATTGCTCGATACAGGAATAAGTATTAAACAAAAAAATCAACTTGAATTATTCTAAAATTTTTCTATAATATTTAAATGAAAATATCACTTGAAATTACTGGGCTGAAGCCAATTAGCACTAACAATACGCATAAAATTGGGATCAATAAGAGGACTAAAAAGAGATTTCCTAAGAAGACAAAAGAATATGAATTATTCCAGGAATTATTTCAATTGAAAATGAGGGCCTACAGAGAGGAAATTAACAAGCTAAACAAGTATT